CATCTTTGCAGTTGTCCCGTTGCTCTGCAAAGCGATGTAGTAGACGCTTGGTCCAAGCGCGTTATATGTGCCCGTAAATGCCAGCTTCTGCTTTGTGCTCGCTGTCCCAACCGTTGTCCCTGCTGTTGTCGAGTTGGCTACAAGTGTGCCTGCTGAGTTATAGAGTGCTCCAATCCACTTGTCTGTCCCACCCGTCGTTCCAATCGTGAAAATAATGCCAGTTAGCGTTACGTTCATCGGAATGAAGACGGCAGCCCAATAGATCGTACCAGCAACCATTGTAACATTCGTGCCCGAAGTAGTGTTTAAGAGATTTGTTACGCCTCCTGTGCCAAAAGATGTGAATCCTGCATTAATTGGTGCCATGCCGCCATTCGGGGTCAGGGCTGCTGCAAGTGCGATTGCTCCACTGCTTCTGGTGATGGTAATGGGCGTATTCAGAAGATTACCGGAATCATCATAAGCGGCAATGACAAAATTCGTGCCTGCATTCGATCCGCTCTCAGCATCGCTATTTCCGCCAAATAGCCAGCGAGCAACTCCTGCTGTCAAAATTTGATGCTTGCGCGTCGAAGCAGCAGCGCCATTCAAGTCGAATCCTGCCACCGTTCCTGATGCCGAATTCCCGCCTGCTGTAGCACCTGCTGTAGCTTTCATGTTGGCGTTTAGCAGCATCGCATAGTTATAAACGCGTGTCGTACTATCGTCGCACTCTTGCAGATTAAAGGCATTTCGACAGCCTCTCATCTGATTATCCATGTATTGCACTGATGCATCGGGTGTTTGCGGCACGATGCCATAGTTGCAGTACGCTGTACCACGTGAATCTATAATATGATTCGATACAATCATGCCGTTCGTAACAGTGCTAGATTGCTCGAAATAGATGCCTATATTGTTGGTTGCATTGTTGGAAGCAATAGAGGTAACACCATCTGCTAAATATTGCGTGCCAATATCCAGCAAAAGATTATTGGAGATCATGAAATTTTGGACGCCTGAGAGGTAGATCCCGCCTCTTGGTGCCGTGCGCACAAAGTTGGAAGAAATCACAATTCCTAAGGCGTAGTTCGTTGGGCTAGATCTGGGACTGGTTGGATAGCCTCCAACGTAGATTCCAAATCCATATGTATCACTTGCTCCGTCAGATGGTCCTCTATTGTATCCACAGTCAATCGAGTTACTGGAGATCACTCCATATTCCGGTGCAGAGTCGCAATAGATCCCGTTGTTTCCGATGCTCTTGATCGTATTTCCGACGCAGCTAAAATTTGTTGGTCCTAGCGTTGTCGAGAATCCAGCTATCCATATGCCGTTATAGCAACAATTCTCAAATGTGTTGCCATTGCATGTTATCTTTATATTTCCGCGCGATATACTTACTCCATTATCAGCCGACATCAAGACGTGATTGTCATTAAAGATCACTTCCTGATTGTAAACAAAGCCGACATCTTGATTGTTGTAGAACTCGCATCCGATAACAATCACTTTGCCTCTTACGCCTCCAATGCGTATTGGCAAGGCTGAATTGTTTTTGACGATGCAATTGCGCATCGTGAAGTTGGTGAAGCTGGAATTACCGGGAAGTCCTGAATCGAGATCGCCAGAAATATAAATAGCGGTCTGGGTGCCGTTGCCCGATGTGGTACGGGCACGCGTCGGAGTTGAAACTGTCTGATTGACTGGCCCTGTGAAACAAATGCCGTCCACCACGAAGTCCGTAACCACCGTCGAGCGGCCATCAATCGTGTTGCCTGTCGTTGTGCGGAAGATGACAGAAGAGACGCCACAACCGAGAAGCGTCACATTGGACTTTGGAGCAATGGAGCTGGCCACGCCATAGCTACCAGCAGGAATGAAGACAATGCCCCCTCCTGCAGCCGATACAGCGTTAATTGCGCTCTGTATAGCCGTCGAATTATCCGTTGCTCCATTGTCAGCGACCGCTCCATAAGCAGGATCAGTGATGCAAACGAGATTTTTAAGTGAGCCATCTGCATTATGCGCAATTGCCAGGAAAGCGTTGAGGATCGTTCCCCACGCGTTGTTATCTGCTCCTGCTGTTGGTAGTCGTGTCAAAATCGCACCCCCACTTGATTCCTAATAGCCCCAACGGCATAGGGCATAAATAATCGAGCAAAAGTATGGCCATCAATCTGCAAGATGATTGGCTGTCCGGTGCCACTTGTAGCAGAGCCGCCGCTCAACATCTGTGCTGTCTGGCTTGCGGGAAAGATCTGAGCGCCGCGTGGAATATACATAGCTTCGGGTCCCCGCTCGCCAACGATTCCCCATCCGCCAGGCGCGTAACTTGTCCCGCTCGCAAAACCAGGAATGCCCAAAGAGTGGAGGTCTCCTGGAATTGCTCCGAAATTCAGTGCTGAGGCATCCCCAACAAGTTTAGCAATCGCATTAAAAACACCCCCAAGACGGCCAAGGTCATCTTCGAATGGCTTGATCAGATTGTCGTGGAACCATCCTGCTATTGTACCTATTGCCCCTGTCACACCGTTGTACACTTCCATAAACCTGTCATGGAACCACGAGCCAATATTTCCGAAAAATTCCATAACATTGGACCATGCATTTAGAAATGGTACAACGATATAGTTATAGGCTAATGCTCCTATGCCGCCAAGTATCCCCTGCAAAATTTTGATTTCTCCGCCAAGCATATTTTGTATCCCCGACCAGATGCCGCCAAACATATTTTGCATGTCTGTCCATGCTTGACTCCAATTGCCAGACAGCAAATCAAGACCAATATTGATGATGCCCGAAACAAGCGACCACGCAATTTGTACAATCCCGACGATGGATTGAAAAACTCCCTGCAATATCATCTGCAAGGAAGGCCAGACAACCTTCCATATGGCTTGTACATCTTTTGCTCCTTGAATAATATAAGGCATGATTATGTTGATAATCGGCCCTACGCGGTCAATAACCCCATTTGCAAATTTCTCAAATGCATCTATCGCCTCAATTATATATGGTTTCACATATTGCAGGGCGCCTGCTATGCCAGTTCCGATTTCAGTACCTAATTTTATCAGTGGAGGAAGGATTTTCTCAATATATGGTGCAAATTTTGCAAAAGCGTGCTCTATTATGTCCTGAGCAGCACCACGCGCACGTAAGAATATTTCACCGAGGTTAAATGCATCTTGTGCAATATTTTTAAATTCTTGCCCAACATCTTTGAGGATTCCGCTGCCCTGGAACCACGTGCTGATTTGTTTTGCCTGTGAGCCTGCAAAGTTGATGGCTTGTGAGAATTGCCCTTGCAGCAAGCTCGCGATCTCCTTTACAGGCCCTGCGAACTGGTCAAGCGGCCCTTTGCCGGTGGCAAGAGCCTTGTCGAAGGCCATCAATCCGCCTTCTACCTGCCAAAGTATTTGACTCAAAGTATTGAGGCCGCCTTGGGCAAGATTGCCGATAATAGGCGCTAGAGGATCGGCATCGGTACCGAGAACTTTGAAAGCATCCCCGACTTTTGAGATCCGCGCCTCGATATCACGAAAAACAGTATTGAGGCTTGACCAGGCAGAATTGAAATCACTTAGATCGACGCTCCGTAGCACCTCGCCTATATAATGGATAGCCCTGCCAACATCGTTAAACAGATTTTGCGCCACATCAAGAGCAGGAGACGCGATATGATCCATGAGATCCAATACTACCGGCAATAATCCCGATGCCATGCGCTCCTTAAGATCATCGGCGCGATCCTTGAAAATCTGCATGCGTCCAGCGGCTGTAGTCGTCGCATCAGCACTACCGCCAAATTCACGCTGTAGCTCTTGCAGCATAATCTTTTGAGCGCCTGCTGTATCCCCCGTGGCTACCATCTGTTGGATCATTTGCTTTTGCTGATCAGTAAATGTGACTCCAACCCGTGTAAGAGCCGTCAATCCCTGTGCAGGATCATTCAAGGCTTTGCCCATCATGATGGCCGTACTCTTTACGTCTTGCCCCATTGCCTTGCTCATATCGAGCATTGTTTTCGTTGCGAGTGGAAATACATCTTTTCCTATACCAGTAAAGGTCAAAAGCAGATTTTCCCCTTCTTCAGTGGTGTCCTTGCTGAAGAAGGTTGTTTTTTCCAGAGAAGACGCGAGATCTTGAAGAGATTGTGCCGTCATGCCAGAAGCATTGTGTGTGGATTGGAGCACTTTAGTCGTTTGCTCCATGATGTCCTGATGCTGCATGGCAAGCTTGACCGCGTCGATTGTTTGATCCTTGAGGAAGCCCACAGCAGAGCCAACTGCATTAAAGATTGCCTGGCCAGCCACGAAAGATAGCGCATTACCGAGCATCGATTTAAATCCGCCTGATGTCTCTTTGACGGCTTGACCCATGCCCTGTAATTGCTGCTTTGAAATATCAACACCCTCGGTGCTGACCTTCGCTACAAGTTGGCTGGCTACAACCATTTAATGACCCCTAAAGTTATCGATTGACTCTTGTGCTTCCGCCTCTGCCGTTCTCTTAATAAGTGCCTTTTGCGTCCAAAACAAGGGAATATCAGGCACTTCCCACGGCTTGCAATTGCACTGTTCCGCTACAACAAAGCAGAAGTACCATTCGGGACAAGGATATTCATCCTCCATGCGTCCTTTTGTTGCCAGGTAGCGGCGAAGATTGACTAGCTCTGGATCATCTTCGCCGCTACCTGATTTGGGTGACGACCTATGACCTTCTGGCTAATTTCGTCGATAAGCCACATGGGAAGCTCCGTCCAGCGCTCAGCATCAAGCGGAAAGCGTTTGACTTCAGGCTCTTCCTGCTCATTAAGGTCCCATGACTTGATAAGACCAATAAGAATGTTATTCGTTTCGTTAAATGCAATATTCAATAATTCCTCGTCTAGTTCCTCTCTCTGAACTTTTGCCTGCAAAAGTTCGCTGAATTTTGTGAGCTGCTTATACATTTTTTGTGTGACACGGCTAGGATAGTAATCAATATGGATCGGTCCATCATTGGTCTCGATTTCGAGCCGAGCACTATCATCAAGAATATTGCCGAGTGTTGGCATGTATCTCCTTATAAAGCAGTAATTAAGTTTGTTACCGTGATCTTTTGAGCTTGCCCTGAGTTCCAGCTTGGGTCTTGCACAATATTGAGTGGCCATTCAATCGCGTATATGCCGCCTTTGTCCTGCAAAGCGCTAGGCTTGCCAACCTTCACAGCGGCATCATGTTGAAATTCGTTCACAACGCTATTAGGAACATCGATTGTTGCTCCTTGTGCATCAATGCGTAAGTACAGCGTTTGCTGAGATTCCATATAGCCTTGCATTGTGCTGAGGCCAAAGCTATCAGCAGGAAGCAAGAGCTTGATCTCAGTCGCAGGTTGCGTGTTAATAGCACTGGTGAAGCTTGGATTACTGCGATTGAGATAGTAAGCTTGGCCAAAGACAGAGCCAAAGCTGTAATCTATGGATATAGGAGCAATTACTTGTGTTCCGCCAATTCCACCTGACGAGGTGTCCAGATAGACATTGAATGTTTTTGGTTGCATTTGAGCAGTAGCCAAGGCAGTTGGTGATGAGGTTAGCGTGATGCCATCGCTGATAATCTGCCCAAATCCACTTCCTGTGAGAGAGAAGGCGGTCTTACGATCACCTTTGTAGCCAAAACTACTGAGCATTGCATAAGCAAGCTTGCGAGCACGCTGATTGTCTCCTTGCATGAGCGTGAAGGTTTGCAGGCTCGTCTGTTGATTGATGGAAGGCGTCCAAATCCAGTCTTTAGCCGTGCTCGAAGCGCCGTGAGCTGCTGGCGTGACCTGTCCATAGATCATGGCCAGTGGATAGATAATGCCATTGTAATCCAGCGTACCATTCAAGTTAAAGAGCGATGATTCCCAGTCCAGTTCTTGTGTGGCGTCGTACATATTGCCTGACGGCCTGTACTTCGATATGCCAGCATCAATTCCTGGCGTCCAGTCGAAGCATTTTAGGAGTGTTGGACAGGCCACCGCTGTACCGGGAGTGGTTTCTTTGCCGATTTGTACTTGTTGTGTGGCTGTGGTTATTTGTGGCATTAGCTCACCTCAATTTGCATACGGTATAAGCCGCCAAACATCGTCCATTCCTCGCCGTTCTCTAGCGTGTCCTGCTGGAATGGCGATTCTCGATATAAAGCATCAATAAATCCGCCTGTGATAGGCTTATTCTTCAGCCCATCCTTTCCGCCCATAAGTACATCAATCTGAGCTGCAGCATTCGCGATCTGTATGGTCAATGCGGCTGGCCCAACCGCTCGAATAAGATAGAGCGGATTTGCAAGCAGCCGGACTACGCCTACATTGGTAGTTGTGTCTGCTCCGGGGCTTTGCAGTGACATCACCACATACGGCGTCGTTGTGCCCGGTGACTGAAAACCGCGAGAGACCCCGCCAGGCGCGTATCCCGCGAGCGTCGTATCAGGCGCAAGGATGCCATATAGGAACTTAAACCCTAAATACGCCTCATTGACGCTCATTCTTTAGAATCTCCAATATCTGCTCTGCAATATCGAGTATTTTTTCATGCCCATCGAACATTGCTTGCACTTCTTTTGATTCAACATCATCACGCGCTTTATCTTTTGCTGCCTGCCTATTTTGCGAAATCATGATAATTGGCGCTGTGAAAGCAGCTTGAAAGGATAGGCATAAGTTGAGTAGAACATATGGATAGCCGTCCCAGTGCATAAAAAGAGCGATGCTATTGATGGCAATCCACAAGGCAAGAAGAACGCTCTGAATGATGATAAAATGCCACGATCCAACGATTGCTGCTACGCGATCAGCGACATGATCACCAATATGGCGCGATTCGTGAATCTTTTGGCGTTCTTGCATTAGCCTCGTATCTCCTTCAGTTTCTCCTCAATTTTGCTCATAGCCGCCTCAAATGATGGCCGAACAGCGTCGACTGCTGGAATGAGAGCAGGATAAGCAGGCATGTGAACCGTTCCAAATTCGAGAGAGATGCCGTAGCTTGCTCCTACCCCCACGATGGCCTCATGTTTTCCTTCCGGTCGTTCTTCAGGCAGTAATTCAGCCCCCTTGGGAGGCGATCCCGTGCCCTGTCCGTAGGTCGACTCCTCGTCGGTCACCACGTAGGCAGAATTTTTAGCAAAGCCCGTATCTACCTTTACGCGTGCTTGATATCCAGCTTGAATGTCGAATGCCGACTTGCGTACAACTTGATCAGTGGCCTGACCAAACTTCTCTGCGATTTGTTCCCAGTCGTTGAACTCGTTCATGGCTTTAGCACAGCCGCTAGCCAGATCTCAAGCCCTGGATAGCTTCTTGGATCAAGTGCCACGTGAGTCTCTAGTGTGTATCCTCCGATGATAAAGCGGTCTTGCGCCTGGATTGGCGTGTTATTCGCCATCAGTACGCCATATGGAAGCTTCACTAGCCAACTATTCAGGGATTCGATGCGATAGCCATAATTCATCAAAAGTTGCTCTGTTGGCTGACTCATACCAGCCATAAAGCCATTTGGTGAAATCGTGCTCCACATCTCGCTACTGCTGCCAAGTCCATCAGGCGTTTTCGTTTTGCGTTGGACTGTGCATACCAGATTGCAGACGGCTACTGCAAGATCTGATTGGATGCTGGCCATTTCAGCAGCCGTGATTGGAAGCATCAGTAGATCCCTCCAAACGAACGATCACCACCCAGGACCGGAACCATTCGACTATCGACTTCAGGCTGTACATCACGCCTAATCATCTTGATCGTCTTTGGCTTGGCTCGCATGCGAAATACTTTTGCCAGTGCCTGCTTGGCCTGCATGAGTTGCGAGCGCTTCAAAGATTGGCCATCAACCGTGATGTCATACGCAGATGCTAAGTAAGCTGACCAGATGTCACAGAGATTAGCAGCAGCCCCATAGGGATCGTAGCTCTTACCCACGAAGAACACAGGCGGGTATTGCCCTGGAAATGTCCCCTGCGTAAGCACATTCAGCTCAAATTGCCAGTGTCCCACGATTGGCTCAAAAGCAGCAGGGGTGAGTACAACATACGCCTGACCATTAGAGTTGCCTTGTACGGCAGCATCTCCTTCAAGCCATGTGAAGTTGCTGTAATAGTCGGCAAAGATCATACGTGGCTGATTATTGGTACTTACAGCATTTACAATAGCTTCTGCTACTTTTAACTGTTCGTACCATACATCTTCCCTATGCTCATCTAGCGTATCCTGGATAGTTTGATCGTCGAACTGTTCATTTGGTCCGCTTGGATCGGCTATCAGTGTTCGGATTCTCGCTATGAGTTGTGTCATCGATAGGCGTACTGACATTGGGCTGCTCGCTTTTCTGAGCTATGAGCATCTGTACAAGCGCTTTCAACTCGTCAATTTCCACTCTCAGTGCTATCTCGGTAGGAGTAGCCACTGGGACAGGCGCGGCTACAATTTGTGGTCTATCTTCTTCTCGTCTCGGATCAGAAACTGGCATCCAGCCATCGCCAATGAGCCGTTTAAAGTGTCCTCCATACTGCTTTGGAGCAAGATAGATGATGTTGCCTGGCTCAAAGGGGGAATGCAACCATACGCCTCCTTCTGCCATTGGTGTAAGCGTCATTACTGATGCCCCTTTCCAACGAAGGCGGTAATCGTTCCTGTGATTCCAGACTGAAAATCGATATAGATCTGATTGTTGGTTGCCTGCATGAAGCGTGCCGATTCCAGTCCGCCAACGACGCCGCCGCCTGAGGCTGCATGAGCCGTCAGGACAAGATCACCTATCCCAGAACGGAATGCAGGCCCATAGTTCACACTACCGCCAACACCGGTCTTGATCGTGACCGTTTTATCAGCGCCGTTCGTCGTGCGAATCTCAAGAGTCAGATTCTCGCTTCCTGGGCCGGCTGGTATCGAGGTTGAAGTCAGGTCGATGTACATGCCGTTGGCCTGGTCAATTGCGGTGCCCGCTGGAATGTCAGTCATGACGTTTCTAGTTAGCGTAGTCAGCAGTATTTGTGTTCGTGCCATCTCCTCTTCTCCTTACCAGCGTGTGGGCCACATATACGCTGTAATCTGGCTAGATGTGGCTGAACTAAAGTCGACGTTCACGCTTCCATCATTCTGAGCAAATCGATTGGTCTCCAGTGGCCCAATCCAGCCTCCACCGGCTGTATGAGAGACCGTGACTGCAAGATCACCAGTGCCACCACGTGTAGAGGCCGCTGTTCCGGTGCCACCTCGAACGGTTACCGTATGGTCTGCGCTATCGCCATTAGACACATAGAGCATGAGTCGATCTATCGCATCGGTAGCGCCTGGCGTGCTCACCTTTGGCACCGGAATATTCATGCCGTTAGAAGCATCAGCATTCGTACCTGACGGCAAATTCGTAACGTTATTTTCAGTCCAGATTGTGTAACTAAGTGTTGTTCGTGACATTTACCACCTCGTCGGCCACATAAAAGCCGTAATGAATCCAGTGGCACCACTGGCAAAATCGATATTGACGCTTCCATCATTCTGAGCAAATCGATTGGTCTCCAGTGGCCCGATGATCGCGCCTCCGCTTGCTGCATGAGCTGTCACTGCGAGATCTCCGCTTCCTCCTCTAGTAGAGGCCGCTGTTCCGGTGCCACCTCGAACGGTGACGACCTTATCAGCGCCGTTTGTGGTCTGGACAAGCAGCCACAAGCCATTGATAGAGCAGGATGCAGTGGTATCAGAGCCTGGAATGGCAACATTCATGCCGTTCGCTTGATCTATAGCGGTTCCGGTTGGAATGTTCACGCCGCCATTCTGAACCATATCAGTAAGTGCTAAAGCTGTTCGTGACATGACTATCTCCTATGGGTGTTGTGCGTAAAACACAGCAAGCTGAGCAGGACGAACAGTTTTAGCGCCAAAGAGCGTCAAGCCTTTTACAGCGTCCCTAAATCCGTCAGGTGGCCGGAAGGCCTCTACTTCGTTCAGACCAAGAGCTTTCGTCAAGGCCATAGAGTGTCCCGCCATAATGACATCTTGCGAACCAGCAATACCAACAGTTCCCCCAAGGTGCGGAGCGTTCACGCTCTGGTAGACATCCATCCCATCGATCTGACCGATGTAGCCATCCTGTCCTTGCTGGCCACCGGTTGCATCAAGCTTGCCAGACATAATGGTTTGGCGGCCTGCATCGGTATTATAGGAGGTGAAACGCGGATCTTGTTTCAGGAGTGAGCCAATCCAGGGCGGTCCAACACACCAGCGCCCTTCTTCTGGTGTGAGCGATTCGGTGAGCTTTTGCCCAAGCAGTACGAGGTAGTCATAAACGTTTGCGCCTGCACCAATCTTGTCATAGGTAGGTTTGTCAGGCACTGTAGGACTGCCAGATGTGCCAATCGTATTGGCAGACGGGGCATCAGTATAGAACCCCGCAAAAAATTGATCCATCGCATCTTTGACTTTGTATGCAGCCCAAATCATTGCCTGGCCCATGATCTTTGGATTCTGCTGGGCTTTGTCAACATCGTCAATGGCGAAGTTGTAGTACTTCGCTTGCGATATCGTTAATGTTGTCTGGGCATCACTGAGGGACTGAGGGGCATTAATTGGAGTATCTTTGACATAGTCGTAGACACTAATATCGCCAAATGCGTTAATGCGTACGGTATCGCCCATGTTCGCGATTTCGCCTTCGTAGTCATCATTGAAGAGCGACCCGAAGACCAATACTTTTTGCAGTGCTACGAGAAGTTGGGCCGACCATATCTCTGGTATAAAATGCTGTAGACTCATTCAGTTCCTTCCCCACTTGTAAAGAGTGGTCAAAAGGGCTAGAATTGACTTTAATGGGCTATCTTCGCCTACTCCACATGCGGGAGTTCGTATTTGCTACCCACTGACTTATTCTTGCCAGTTCCTGCTTACTGATATCTGGATATTTGCCAGCGAGTACGTCTCTGGCGTATTGTTCGGTAATCTCTCCTCCGCTCTCTGTTTGCGAGCGTGTTGGATTAGTCGGGCCTCCTGATGACAAGGGAGCCGGTTTGCCTGCTGCTAACCATGATTTCTTGCTGAGCACATCCTTCAAGAGCGTCTCTACATTGGAATAATCCTCATCCAGTTGAGATGTATCAATATAGAGCATTGCATCAGCAGGATCATTAAATCCAAGTCCTTGCGCTACAGATGAGACGGCATGAGCAAGCTTTGTTTGCTGTAATTCCTTGAGCGTGCTTTCATGGTCGGATTGCAGCTTTGTCAGTTGGTCCTGAAGCTTCTTGGCCACCTGTGCTTGCTTTTCCTGTTCGCTGAGTTGAGATGATTCTGTTTGGTCCTTGAACGCCGCCAGCTCAGCATGCGACGTTTTCAGCTCACTGAATTGCTTACGATTAGCTGCATTCTCTTTGCGCAATTGCTCAATGATGCGCTCGTATTCAGCAGGATCTTTTGTGGTTGCCGTTTGACTCACCGGTGCCTGACCGTCTGTCGTCGAGGTGCCCTCTTGGGGCAATCTACCGGTGGACGCCAGGTCCCCATCAGTAGATGCGGGTGTGTTTGAAGTTTCTCCCATAATAGTACACTTTCAAGTTAAACGTTGTCAAGGCTACGCTGCTTCACAATCGCCTCTGCAAACAGCCTATACACTTCACTCATTGGCACATGCACATCCTGGCCATCAGCGAGTCGACAGGAGACAGAGACGCCGTGAATACTCTGAAGTTGTGGCAAGAGTTTGGTTGGTCTGCCTGCTATGACGGTCATATGTGGCTGTGTTTGGTCGGATTGTAGATTAGGCATTCTTGGCAGGTCCCTTCTTAGCTGGAGGTGTTGTTTGCTTTGGTGTCGCTGACTTATTCTCTTTTAGTCGCTTATCTGCGGCTGTTCCTTTGCTGGGTTTACCCCCCATTAGTGTTTTCTCCTCTCTGTTGTACTACGATCAAAAAGAATTCGTGGCAAGACGGGTGGTTGCTCATTTGAGATTGAAATTAGTTATCATTTACCCACTAACTCCTTTACTGATTTGACGTACCTACTACCGCCCCATTGTTCATCGTAGTCTGTCCCTATAAAATCGGAGAGCGCCACCTGTCCAGATTTAAAGAGATCATACGCGGCCTTGCTTCCAAGGATCTGCTGCTGCATAGCCGCTGATTGATCGTTAAACCATTCTATCCCAGTCTGAGCAGGAACATAAGTGGTCTCTTGAATGCCTGATGTGTCTATGCCTAGCGGCCCCAAGATATTGCTCCATGACTTCGTAACCGGAACAGGTGCGCATCTACATTGCACGTGACTCTCAAATTCTTCATCAAGATCGTGTAACGTGCCATCCATCGCGATACACATGGCACATGTTCTCCCTTGTTTGGCTGCGACCCAACGCCATTGCCCCACGACATCGCTATTTTGCCGATATGTGAGCAGGTTGGCAGATTTAGAGCACCTGAGCATCTCTTGGCGACTGATCACGAGCGCTCGATTTCTTGATATCCCTAGCGCATCTTGCACCGACTTTGCCACGACACGCGGATTATTGCCAAGTGTAATACCTGTTACAAGCGCTTGTGCTACTTTTGTAGCAGCTTCTTTTCCCCACTGATTGAACAGATTAGACAACGGACTACCGGCCTGTGTCACTCCCACGAGGCTATTAATGCTAGGAATGCCGAATGAGTACGACACACCGGATGGAATCGTTGCATTCAACTGCTGCATGCCGCTCTGTAATCCCCATTGCGAGCCAAGATGTTGATTCATTCTCGTCACTTGCAACGCATTGGCTGAGAAAGTATCAATCTGCTGTTGGATAAGCAGTTGTGTATTCTCTAATCTTAGGCGTTGATACACCCACGAAGCCGGTATTTGCTCGCCATTTTCCATCTTCTGCGCCATTTGCTCATAGAGCTTGTTCAATTGCGGTTGAATAGCTGCCAACGTATGAGCATGCATGTGATTGAGTGTTGCCTCAGCTTGCTCTTCTTTGGCGAGGAGTTGTGCTCTGAATTGGTTGACGATGGCGAGAATCTTGGCTGTGCTCATGAGTCGCTCTCTCTTAATCCTCCTCTGTACATCTTTCCATCAATCAGCAGTTGAACGGTTACAGATTCAGCCTGTTTGATTGGTTGCCTGTTCTTGCATCGCTCACATTCAGGCTCTGAGCTTTTCAGTATACGCATGCCCTCTTCTATAGAGGTTGCCTCTGTATCAAAGTAAACCTCAAGAGCATTGATCGTGCGAATCCTTGCGCACTCATAGCAAGTATCTCCACACAATCCATAGTCTAGCTCTTTTTCGATAGCAGCAAGAAGGCGCCACACTTCATTAAGTGGTTGCCCTGCTCTGTCTTCTAGTTGAGATCTCAAGTATCCCCAATGTCCGCCACTCATGCCTCTTCCTTCTGATCTTGTTGGTTCTGCTGCTGTATTTGTTGTTGCGCTGGATTATTTGCAGCAGGTGGCAGCCCTTGACCACGGCTGAAATTGGTCACTTGTTGGGCGTCCTCTTGCTGCTTCTTTGCCATCTCATCAGCAGGATCAAGCCCAAGACTGCGATAAATCGTGTCCATGCTTACCTGAAGCTGCTGCATGATGACCGCTTCCTGAGCTGCCTGTAAATTGTCATTTGGCAAGAGGTCTGGCCAGTGCAACTCGATTTTATAATCCTCATAATCGCTCACGTCAATGAGTCCAGCGAGCACTAAAGCCGCTCGACAAATTTGCCTGATCATGCAGCCATACGTGCACCTTTTCTGCATGGTCTTTTCGATCAACGGTTGAAACATGAGTGATAGAGCAACTCCGCTAATGTTTCCAAGTTTCGGCAACGTCTCCTGTCGTCCAAGCGCCACTGCTGGTATGCGGCTCTGCTGGTCAATGTTAGACATAAGCGTGGTCACGAAGCTGAGTATTCCAGCAAAGTTGTCCATTGGTGTGAGCGTACCGAGCTGGGCCTGGTCTGACTGTAAGTAAATCACGCCGTCCACATCCACATTAACCTGTGCAGCCCCAACGCCTTTAATCCAGGTCTTCGGATGGCCATGAAACTTAATAATGCGGCTTAAGTTCGACAGCATGAAATTGAGGCTCTTGTTCTGATTGATCAAGTCAGGCGTTAAGTCAGGCGTTCCCCAACTCTCGTTAGGATTGGGGAGATTCTTACAGCAGAAGATAGGCGGGAATGGATAGGGCCATTCTTGTGGCTCGCCTACTTGCGTCCAGTTGTCCTGGCTCTGTCCTTTGCGCTCATAGTTTGTGATCGTCCATGTATCTGCAAGATCGTAGTTCCCCATTATGTCCAAGTCTGAATTTGGATCTGTAAGAGCAATGATTTGCCTCTTCTGCATAGCTCCACCGGCTGCTGGATACTCAATGATGTAGGCAATCGCGAGACTACAGTCATCAGGCAGTGTCGCGATCCTCACGAGCATTGGATCAAGCACAACGACACGAGGATATTTCATATTTCCTTGCGCTGGAATGAGTTTGACGAACGCCTGACCACAGACACCGCCATTGATACCAATATCTCCTAGCAGGCTCATCTTGTTGTCAGCATCTCCAAGGAGGCAATCTAGGAAATCTTGAATATCATTATCATCTTTGCCTGCTTCATCGGTTGCTGCAATTTTGACCTCTTGCCCAAATAGCCACGATACGCCTTTATCAACGATTGGACCGCAAAAGTTGGCCAACACGTTGTCATCAGGCTGTCCAGAGACGACCTTGAGTTGAGGTTGAAACTCGCCTCTATAAGCTTTCCAAGCAGCCTTTTGTAAGCGCTTTCTGTCGAGATCAGCTTGTGGCGCAGGGGCTTGCGCAAGGGAGAGCGGTATTTGTTGTGTGGCCATCATTAGCTACCTCCAGATGTTTGGGCCATAGGAGACACTACTCCCACGCAGATCTTTTGTTGCGACAAGATAGCGGTCGGTATCCATGCCATGATCGTCGTCCTTCACCGGCTCATCTTTTGCCTGGCCATCACTTCCTATCTTCCACACATAGCTGTCAAACTCTTCAACACTACATGTTGGCTTTTTGA